CACGGAACCCTTTGACCGCATGCCAGTTAATGTTGTAAAGCCCGTGGTAGCCAAGGCAGATCCGTTTAAAATCTGCCTCCAGGGAAGCCTGGTATGCAACAGCTTCAGACCAAACGTCAACATGGCTTGCTCCTGCGTGGTACTGGTTTCCATCTTTGTGTACAATTCCCCATTCGTAACACATTTCCATTAAAGACTCTAATTTCTCCAGGTTTCCCATAACTCGCATGCGCTTGCAATCAATAATGTGAATCTTGTCCCCAACACGGCCTCCAAGAACCATGACGGTGTAGTCGTTACGTTCTCTGACACCAGCAGAAAGGTCAACCCCAATCCCCAGGCAATCAAATTCTGTGGAGATTTGACCTTTAACAATTAGGTCAGGTGAGATCGATAGCTCACTGGTCTGAACAATTTGGTTTTGGTACTGAAAACTAAAACTGATAGGAGCTTGACGACGGCGATCTTGGAGATATTCCAAAGACCACATTTCGGGCCAGTAGGAAACTTCATCTCCGCTATTGTCAACAGTGATTGCGGATTGAACGATTTGAACCCAGTCATTTACGGGAGTAAAAGTAGTGCTGTGGATGTCGTCGTGACGGAACCGGGTGCCAAGACAAATGGCTCGACCACCTTCAAACATGGTTGGAACAATAACTGAGTTCCAGTTATCTTCCATCATTTGTCGGATGTCGCGGTTTTTAATATCGTCGGCGCTTTTAACTACGTCATCAAGTATGCATAAGTGACTACGTTTAGAGGTCACTGCACCCTTAAGACCTGCACAACAAATAGTAAATTCTTCTTCACCGGTAGATTTAATTCCTGCAAATTTCCAATCAATGCTCCAGTATTCATTGGAGTTAATTCCCTTAGCAATCTTTACCATGGGAAAAATTTCCCTATAAAGTTTACTTTCTTCAATAATTCGTTTAATTGCTGCACTCTTGGGGCGTGCAACATCAACCGTGTAAGAAATGTAAAGAATTTTTAACGGCTGCTTGTGTAAAGCATGAATTCCAATCGACCAGGCTGTATAAAGACCAAGAACTGTGGACTTTGCGGACCCCCTTGGGGCTAAGATGTCAATATTGGGTCCACCAATACCAATTAAACATTCGGTATTGTCGCCAGTGCAGAGGTACCTGTGCCACTCTTTATGATGAGCAGCAGGAGGTTTATCTCCGACAACATCACAAAAATAAGCAAAATCAATACGAGCTCTTTCAACGTCAATGCTGGAAGTTTTTTTGACAACTTGTTGTTTCGCTGCAGCACGTGCGGTTCTGCGGTAAACGGAATACAGACTGGTCCCTGCCATGCGCTTACCCTAGCGCACTACACCTCAAGACTCCTCTTGCAGGATCTTCGTCCACACCGCCATAGAAGCCTCCTCAAGGGGGCCTTCGATGGGGTCATCACGGAAGATCAGTAGCACCTCCCTAAGAGCGCGGTCAGCGCCAGCAAGAATTAAACCTTGTTTATCAGTTAAATGCTTTTCATCATTTAGTTGTTTAATGGTACCGCGAAGCTCTTTTTGAAGCATTGCAATGCGGGAGGCTCCCATGTCTTGCTTGATCATGCCAAGATCGATTGCATCACGGAGCTTGGCAATATCTTGCTGCATGGAGTCGATCTCCATTTCCATGATTCCATTAAAGTTTCTTTTCTTAAATTCTTCCTTAGCCCAGTCGTCGCACTCCACAATGGATCCTGTATTCCCAAGAAACCGAGAATACAAGTACATTTGAATCGGAGAAGCAGTTTTCTTACAAAAAGCAAAAAAGGATTCGCGGTCTTTTTCAGTTAAAGACTGTATCCAGCTCTTCATCGGTAAAAAGCGTCAGGTGTTTATTGTAACTCTTTTTATTCAACAAGATTCGGTTGCGCCGAACTAGGTTGTGAGGTTTTTGGGCCACCCATGCGATAGGCATCTTGTGACCAATCGCGCTGCCTGCCCATAACGTAGTTCTCCTGCATGTACTGTTGCAGTGCGGTTTTACGGGTTTCTTTCCCAGTGGCACCAATGCTGAGGCGTTGCTGTTCCCCTTGAGTTTGATAACCAAGCCGTTCTTGCTCCCCTCTTGCGCCAATGCTTGCACGTTCCTGCTCTCCTTGTGTACCAAGGGTTAAACGTGTTTCTGAGCCAGTGGACTGGGTCTGGCGAATATCCTGGGTCGTGAAGAATTCTTTGTTTTGCTGATCAAGTTGAGAGCCAAGCGTCATGTTAAGACGCGATTGAGCGCCGGAAACTTCGGCTAATGCGGTCTGCGTTTGCAATGACTGCGTTGGTACTGCAACGGGAGCCGGTGGCGGTGCTGGTGCCGGTGCCGGTGCAGCTCCTTTTTTCTTACCCATGACAGTTTTAGTTCTTAATTAACAGTATAACAGGAGGATTAAATCAAGTCATGCGGAACGTTGATCCCGCGTAGCCACGAGCAAACTCTTTGGCTGCCAGTGCCTGTGCAGCTGTTGCGCGATCACGTTCTGCTTCGGCGCTAGCAGCAGAGGTCATTTGGCTTTGTGCTGCAACGTTGCGTGCAGATTGCGCTGTAGGTGTTTGTTCTTTAGTAAGAAGAAACTGTGTACTAGCTGCAAGGTTGCGGGCAGTTGCTTCGGAGGAAGCAGCGCTTAAGTATGGAAACAAGTCTGCCATCTGCTGGCGTGTTGCTTCTGCTCCAAATTTAGCTTGTGCTTGCTGTTCCTTCAAGCGAAGAGGAGATAGAGCAGAATATAGCTTGAAATACTTTTCAATATCCGCATCAACTCCAGAATTAATCGGATCTACTCTTGGAGCAACATACGGCATTTCCATGGCTCCTGCCGTTGTACCAGAAGTTTGATCGTAACCAGTAGCGGGCTTGTACTTATTTGTCTTCGCCCAATCCGCTAAAAAGTCAGGAGAACTTGACCCTGCAGGATTGAAATTAGTGGAAAAACTAGCAGCCATTAGCTGTACTGATATTGTGCGGCAAGTGCACTACCCATTTGAGAGGCAGCGTTTGCGCCCATTTGTTGAGAGGTCCGCAGGCTGCTACGGATGGCGTCTGCTTGAGTATCAATGTTAGAACGAATTTGAGCTGCAGCCAGATTGCGCTGCATTTCATCTTTCTTTGCCTGAGACAAGACGGGGTACTGAAGGTTGATCAGTTTCTGCATATTTCTGATCTGGGTATCCATATCTTTTTCGGATGCCAAACGTCCAGCGGCAAACGCTTTGTTAGGATCCATGACATCTAAAGATCCTAGCTGACGATTAAGATCTTGAAGATTTTCGGGGACTGCAGGGACTGGGGTGAATGCTCCAGGTTGTTGTGCGCCCAATCCTGGAACTCCCATCGCACCACCAGCTCCAAGGGCTGCTTGAGCAGCTCTCCCGGTAGCACCACTTAACCCTGCGGCAACTCCGGGAATGGCCAGTGAGGCAAGGCCAGTAACACCAGTGCCTGCAAGATTAGCAAGTTGTCCAGCTGTGACGGCTTGTGCCGGTCCAACAAGACCTAAAGCTTGGCGTCCAGATGTAGCAGCCCTGGTCAAGCCACCTGCCAAGGGGGCAAGCAATCCGCTGCTTTGCAAAGCTGTTCCTGCCATACGTCCAGCACCAGGGGCCAACGCGCCCAAACCACCGCCAATTACAGCGGACCCAAAAGCTTTACCAAGATCTCCGCCGCTTTGCTGATACCCTTGAAGTCCCCCAAGGGCTGCTCCTAAACCAGCGGAACCTAGAAGTAAGGGCAACATAATTTAAATCCTCTTAGTAGTTATTTTAATAGAGATACGCTTTTGTTTTAATTAACCAAATGCCCCGCCGATAGAGCCGCCTAACCCTGCACCTAAAGATGTTCCAACTCCAGGTATGAAAGATCCAAGAGCTGCGCCAGCAATGGATCCAATTGTGCTACCAAGACCACTTTTCTGCCCTGGAATTACAGTTGGAGCTTGTGGGTAAACAATTGTTAACTCACCGTTTTGAGAAACACCGCCGCCACCGCCTGCGAAGCCAATGCCTTGCCCACCTTTGCTTTGCGCATAATCACTTAATTTATTCCCGGCAAAACGCAGAACGTCGCCCCAGGGTGATTCTTTTTTATCTTTGTTAAGCCCAAAGGGATCATTGCCTTTCAAGTTAAACCCTTTATTCCAAGTATCTGAATCTGAACCAATTCCACTAAACCCGCCAGGGCCCGGATTCCAGCTAGACCCAAAACCACTTCCGCTCCCGCCTCCGCTAAAGGAGCCTCCGTCGAACTTAAACGAATCAGACCAAGAGGGTTTAAATTCAGCCATTTACTTAATATAAGGAACAAGTTGTTGCCAGCTTTGCGCTTGAGGTTGGCCTAAAGCTGT